CCCGTGACGATTACTTCCGAGGGCGGCATCCTGCTGTCCATGACTCCCGCTAACACGGAGTGGCTGGCAGACGGCACCTACAATTGGGACCTCGTCGCCACGATTAGCCGCTCTGCCCTACTCACCTCGACGCCTCTGGCTGAGACCGTCGTCGTCTACGGCACCTTGACGGTGTCGACGTACGACAACATCACCCCGATGGAATCGGACGGCGTCACGACCGCACTGGAGACCGTCTGATGAACTGGCTCGGCATCCTCGCTACTGTCCTAGCCCCCGGTGGTCTGCTGGCCCTCCTCATTGAGAAGACGCGGAGAGAGAACAACCGTGACCACGACCGCAACTCCAAGATGCTACAGTCGATAGATAAGAAGGTCGACAAGATCGACACACGGCTCGATCACCACATCGAATGGCATTTGGATAAGGAATAGATGGAAGTCTTTCAGGACGCACAAGGTCGCTATCGAAACAAGCGAGGACAGTTCGCTAAAAGTTACAGCCGACAGTTCGCGGAGATCGAGGTCGGCGCTGTTTCCTCGGGTCGCGTTGAGGGCATCACCGAGTGGGAATATGTAGCATCGTCACGCATCGCCGCCGTGCGCTACGACTATGAAGAGATGAAGTTGTGCGTGAAGTTCATCAAACTCGGTAGGAATCTCGGCCTTGCCTACGTGTACGAGCAAGTTCCTGCCGTTATCTACATGCAGTTCGTACAGTCAGACTCACTTGGTAAGTACGTCAACTCGGTATTGAACAACTTTCCATATCACCCGGCTACCGAGGATGAGTTGGAACTGTACTTTGATGGCAACCGCTACTAAAGGAGCACAATATGTTGTGGCTAGCAATTGTTGCGGCCTGTGCAATTGGTGCCTATCTGTTATTCAGGGGCACTATGAACCGCATCCAGTACCTTCAAAGTGTACGTCTGTACTGGATAACCAGAAACAACGGCGTGCGTGGGACGAGAGTAATAACTCGGGCGTTCATGCGTCAGACCGCGCCCCCGTGGTGGAGGGGTACGGGTCTACAGTTTCGTGCTGGTAAGTACACTTTTCAGGTCGGCGTTCTCACTGGACGTGCGTCGAGCCTGCTAGATCAGGTAGACGGTCGTGATATGGATGTCGCTACCGCTGAGTTGAGAAATTGGGGCAAAAATGGATGATTACGCTGTTCGCAAGATCGACCTCGCCTACATGAAGCGTGCTCGCAGCCTTGAGCCGCACATGACCGGTGACCACATGGAGTCCGTTGCTATTGCGCTTCACCAAGCGATTGACAACTGGCGTTTTCACGACGGCCCGTCTGAAGATGTGACACTCTGCGTTGACGCAATGGTTGCCTTGTGGTCTGTTATCGAAGACCGCATATCGGTGTGATAGCGTTTCATACGTATGGAGACTCTGGACCCCATTGAAGAGGCGGCTCAAGAATACGAGGACGCCCTCGCTGAACTTGAAGATGAGTTAGATGAAACTACTCAAGAGTTCGTCGACGATCTCGTCACCAAACTTCTAGTCTTCATTCAGACCTTCTGCGATACAGAATTCTTCCCCTACCAGTTACCTATCGCCCAGAGCATCGTCGAATCCATCGTTCTTGGAGACGGTGAAGAGAAGACGCTTATCGCTACTCGTCAGAGCGGTAAGTCTGAGGTGATCTCTAACATCATCGCTGGACTGATGGTCATCCTGCCCCGCCTCGCCAAGGTGTACCCCACGTGGCTCAGTAAGTTTGAGAAGGGCTTCTGGGTCGGAGTGTTCGCCCCCACCGAGGATCAGGCAGATACCGTGTTCGGGCGCGTGGTCAGCAAGTTGACCAGCGATCACGCCATGGACTTCCTGCTCGACCCAGAGATCGACGACAAGGCCACTGCTGGCGGTAGCCGAGGCAAGGGCAAGATCATCACGCTGAAGAAGTCCGGCTCTCTCTGCCGTATGCAGACCTGTAACCCCAAGGCCAAGATTGAGTCCAAGACGTATCACTTCGCCTTTATCGACGAGGCTCAGGAAGCCGACGAGACGATGATCGCCAAGTCGATCAAGCCCATGCTTGCGTGGAACAACGGAAGCATCGTGTTGGGCGGCACAGCCCAGCGTTACAAGTCGTACTTCTATAACGCCATCCAGTACAACAAGCGGCGTGACATCAACGGGCGCACCCACAAGATTCACCACCACGAGTATGACTGGAAGACGGCGGCTAAGTACAACAAGAACTACTCAGACTTCATCGCCAAGGAGAAACTCCGCATCGGTGAGGACTCTGATGAGTTCCAGATGTCGTACTGCAACCGGTGGATGTTGGAGAAGGGCATGTTCGTGTCCGAGGACCGGCTGGACCGGTTGTACGACCCGAGTATGCCACTGGTGTCAGAGTGGTGGAAGACTCCAATAGTTGTTGGTATCGACGTTGCCCGTACCAACGACTCGACTGTGATTACTCCCGTGTGGGTCGACTGGGATCACCCAGACCCCTTCGGGTTCTTTGAGCACCGTGTGTTGAACTGGCACGAGATCAACAATGTCGAATGGGAGACGCAGTACTTTGAGATCATCGATTTTCTACGTAACTATGACGTATACCGCATCGGGGTGGACGCGCAGGGTGTTGGAGGTGCCGTTGCAGAGCGCCTTCAGATTCTTCTCCCCCAAATCGAGGTCATCTCCGTTTCATCAGATGCGAAAGCACAGAATGAACGGTGGACTCACCTTACCCAGTTGATCCAGCGTGATCAGTTGATCGTCCCCGGTCACAGCAAGGCTCGTCGCACAAAGCGGTGGCGCAAGTTCAACCAGCAGATGGGCGAATTGGAGAAGGTCAACCGTGGTCCGTACCTACTTGCCGCCGCCCCGGACGAGCGCGGAGCATTTGACGACTACCCGGATTCTTTAGCGATTGCGTGCGCAATGACGGTTCAGGACGTTATGCCGACTGTTACAGTGTACGAGAATCCGTTTTTCGACTAAGACGAATAAACGGACATCGCCATATGGCCGAGTGCTACTATGGCTTCATAAGCACTCATATGGAGGTCTTTACCTTATGGACATGAATCCGACCATCGCCCCGCAGAATCCGTATCCCGAGGCCATGCGTAACGTCTTTGAACGTACGATGGCCCCGAGTATTCCGGGTAACAAGGGTCCGCTCCGCTTTGAAGAGGGCGTTGCGACTGACACCGACGTTCCGAATGACTTCGGGCAGGGCGCTTACGCCGATACGGCTCCGTCCCCGGCGCGCATGAACCACAACAACCCGGAGATGTTCTACAAGCACCCGGAGCAGACGATGCGCGAGCGTGCCCACGTTGGCTCGGCTTCGTGGATCGAGGCCCCCGGCGTGCTTTCGGACTTCGTGACCGGCACCGTTGCTGGTGACTCGATGCCGAAGTTCGAGATGGCGGTTAATTCGGGTATGCACATGAACCGCCCGAATCCCGTTCGCGTCGACGGCTGATGGAAGGCGGCGCAACAGCCGCCCCCGCTGGTAACGCCGCCGCCGCTGGTGATGCTACTGGCGCTGACGTTGCTGTAGACGGGTCACAGGACAATCTCACGGGTACTGAAGACCTCCCGTTGCCTGTGGCCCCCTACGCGCTCGTCTCTCCTAGATCTCGACGCTACTGCTTTATGAAGTCCGCAGAGGACTGTCGGAGGTGACCCGTGATTAATGAACAGCAATTCAACAAGGTCGCTGAAGATTTAGCCGCTGGTGGTTTTAGCGTCAAGGTGGCTGGCCCCGGTCAAGGCACCAGTCCTTCGGGTAATGTCGACATGGTCGGTGGCTACAAAGGACACTTTGCCGACTTTCCAGCCGAACCGGCTCTAACCGGAGAGGCTCTCCGGGGATTCGCCGTCGAGACTCCTGAGCGACATGCCGCCCTCTCTGAGCCTGACGTGTACCTCGGTGGTTGGCCCGGGGATTCTCCCCCCCGTCAATCGCTTGACGTGTCGAAGGCGTTCTCTACGCGAAATCAAAGTAGCCGTGAGGCCGGACGCCTCGCCGCCGCTGAGGCTAATCAAGAGTCCATTGGCCTGATCCGTGGCGGTGAATTCGTCGGGGAGCGCAAGTACCCGTACTACGTCCCCGGTGCCTCTCAGGAAGGCCGCAACCCCGACCTGTTTGATGCTGCGTGGGCTTCTTCTCACGGCAACTTCAAGGGCGACCCGGCGTGGGAGAAGATCAAGACCGGTCGTGACCGCAAGGTTAAGCAAGCAAAGAAGCAGTCCAATGGCTGAGGGCGGAATGGAGCCGGGTTTTTATCAGGGCCGCTTAAAGGGTCGTAAGACCGGTCGCGTTTCTCCCCGTGAAGCAAAGCGTGCTCCTCGTTGGGAAGCCGTTCTTTCCAAACACGGTTTGATGGAGAGCGGTAAGGCCGACCCTAATCAAGGCCAGTTGTTTGATGTTGACAAGGTCGTTGGCCCCGCTAAGTCTGAAGAGCAGTTGATGCGGGAACGTGGCGCACCCCCGCCCTTGGCAGGTAGTGCTCCGGGTTTCATGCCCGGTATCGAACGTGCTACTGAGAAAGCGACGAAGAAAGCGAAGATCACTGGACTTCAGAAGTTGGCGACTGCTAGAGAGCGAGCAGGAACTTCTCGTGGTGGTCCCGCTGTCCAAGAGACTATGCAAGACCGTCAAGCGGCATATGACGCTGGTAAGCCCGCTGACTGGTACATGCCCGTTAGCGACGGGCAGAACGTAGTTGGAGAAAGTGCGGCCATGAAGGCCATGAGGGCAGCGACCCCAGAATCCCGTGTCTCCCCACAGCAGTTTATTCGCACAGTCGCCATCACCAGCCCAAGAACTGCGTGGGATGAAGGCGGCGCTCCGGGTACTACGGATTACAAGATGCCTAACATCGAGTCGGCTAAAAGCGCCGCTAGCGCCTTCTCTGCTGTTGCTGGTCAACCCGATGCCTCACCGTCTTCGGCTATAGAAGCCGCCGCTTCTGCTCCCGGTCAGGCACTTGCTCAATCCATGCGCAAAGCAGGTGAGCACTTGCTTAAGCCGACCACTTCTCCTATCGAGATCGCTAGCCCCAAATCACAGAAAGTCCCCAACTTTGAGCAGGCCCTTCTTATGGGTACTGAAGATAAGACGCTGACTAAGGGCATGGCTGGTTCCTACACGGTAGACACGTGGGATACGCGCAGTGCCGGACTTGACGAGGGCGTACTCAATACTGACGCTGGGTATGCCGCTGCGAAGATGACTGGTCGTCGTGCCGCCCTCAAGAACTGGGAACTTCCCTCCAACTTTCAATCCCGAACTTGGGTTGTAGAGCGGGAGAAGGAACCAGTGGAATCGATGGGCCAGAACCGGTTATTCCAGTCCGCTGGTGGAAAGATTGTCCCTAACCCCTCCGCTATGCCCGCAGAAAAGGTTTCCCCACAGCAGTTCAAGAAGAGCAAGACTGCGGAAGAGTTTGGGTTGGAGTTCTGATCCACTCCTGAGTTCCCCGCACGTTGTACACTGGGTGTGACCCGTGCCACAAGGAGGTGCTCCATTGGGCATCAAGATCCTGACCATCGATATTGAGACGCGCCCCAGCCTTGCGTACGTATGGGGGCTGTGGGACCAGAACGTCGGCCTCAACCAAGTCGAGGAGTTCGGCACCGTTCTTTCGTGGGCAGCGAAGTGGTACGGAGAGAAGAAGGTCCACTTCGCCTCTGATTACCACGACGGTCACGAGGCCATGATCGAACGGGCGTGGGAGATGCTCGATGAGGCTGACGTAGTCGTCGGGTATAA